GATTTACTTGCAGGTAAAGTACAGAATACATCTTTTGTACCTGAATTAAAATCAACAACTGCATCTGAATTAGAACTAGAGATAATTGTAGTTCTTTGTAAATTAGTTGTAGAACTTAATGTACCTAAACCAATTTCAAACTCATTTGTACCTTGATTAAAAATACAATAGTATGTTGTATTACCTACACCAATACCACTTGCAAAAGTTTCAAAACCTGTAAGTACACTATTATTAATAGCAAAAGTACTTTGACTGTTTCCAGTTGCAGTGCTATTTACTTTTACTCTGTCGTTTATTACTAACGCCATTTATTTTCTCCTTACGCCATGCTTATAATAGCATTGGCTGGTGTACTTGGATTTGGATAAGAAACTGTAAACGTACCATTAGTAGCCGTTTTGCTTCCTTGAAAATCTAATACTACACATAACTTATCACTCTTGTCATCATTATAAATTGCTGCATAAGTTGCAGTAAAAGTAGCATTAGCCCAAGTACTATCCGCAAAGTCAACTGAAGCAACTGCAGTTCCACTAGCTACTGCTTGTGAACCTAAAGTTTTTCTCTCGTAGTTTGAACTATTAGCAGAACTAACTTCATCGGTAGTTTGTACAACTGTCGTAGATGTTGTGTATGCATTAGAAATTGTTCCGTTGTATAATGCTATTTTAAAAGCATCTCCTCCATTAGCGAAATTATGTGTTCCCGAAAAGAGTTCTCCTCTAAATGAAAACGGTATTAAGTTTGCCATATTTTTTTCTCCTTAGTATTTTGATGGTGATTCAGATTTTAAAGGAGTACGAATAGCTCCATCTTGATATTCGTCTCTACGTCTTCGACCTTGTTGTTCGATCGCATACGATTGTAATGCTCTTTTAAAAGATCCTTCGTAGTATTGTAACATATCTGCGGGACCTTTCAAGTATCCATATGCTTCTACCAGACAAGCATATAAAAGTAAATCCTGATATTTATTACTTGTATATGTTCCAACTGTTGATGCTGGATTAGCTGTGGTTGGTAAAGTTGTGCTTGTTATACTTACCGGTTGTTTAACATAAGCTAAAGTTATTGAAAACTGGGCATTTGGGGTAGGTGATACTACCCAAAATTCAGCATCCCAATTACCATAGTATTTTGGAATACCAGAAGCAGTGTTTGGAGTACTATAATATTCAGCCATATAACTTGTATCTTTTTTTTCTAAAAAAGTTTGATTTCCAGCTGAATCAGTTAATTGTGCATATCTAATAAATCTTAAATCAGTTGGAATAGTTACATATCTATTTCCATTAACTAAAGCAGATGTTGCATAAAATCTATTGTCATCAGAATCTGCATCTCTATAGATTCTATTTTCTGCATTTTTAATCATTGTACTTAATAAAGTATTAGATAAAACTGAATCATCTACTTCTGTATAGTTTCTAATATCATCTTGTAAATTTGCTAAAGTGTAAGCCATTATGGTGTTAGAGTAACTGGTCCTGCAGTTACAAACATTCCTCCTGAATTTTCCGTTACAGTTGCATTGCTTCCACAATCAAAACTGTAACTATTTGTATCAATAACTGTTATACTAAATCCTGAACTATTTTCAAATAAAGAATACACCAGGCCTCCTGGGCTTCCATCTACATTTCTAAAAACAACAGTATCACTTGTTGCTCTTCCATGAGCAGGTTCTGTAACAGTTACAGTAGAAGAACCTGAAGTTAAACTTAAAGGATTTCCAGGTAATAAATTTTCTGTTGCAGGTTCAACTCTTGCAGGTCTTGAATTCATTAAACCTTGAGGGTCACCTGTAAATCTTGTTGGTTGAATTTGTGGTTGCTTTGGTTCAAATTCTGAGTTGTGAACAAAACTACCATTCCATTCTGTTACCATTTCTTTATATGGAAATGCTAAACCTGATCTATCAGATATTGCCTGCGCATATTTTCCTCTAGATAATTTTGCCATTAGGTTCCTGGATAATAAGTTTTAGGAGTAATAAAAGAACTCGACGAAGATCCATCTTCAGTTAATGCTCTGTTTAATTCATCCTCATATAACATTTTTAACATTTGAATTCTATCAGGTGCATATTTTACCGCTAAATAATATGCAAGACCTGCAATCATACAAGGTACAAATCTGTAAGGTACATCTGCATCATTAGTATAGTCTCCTGCATCTTGAATTCTTTTTACAAAATAATAATTAAAAAATTTACCAGCTTGATCAGTTCCTGGTGTTAGATATAAAGTAACTGTTATTTTATCAATAAATCTTTGTACAAAATATTGTGTAGGTTGACCTGTAGAAGTTTTATTTGATAATGCTTGATAAGTTGATCTGCTAATTTTACTAAGAGGTGTATCTATATTAGAATCATTTCTAAAACTTGCTTCCAAAACATCATCCACACCATAAACAGCTGTTGCATCTGATGTACCATCAGCTGTTGATCTAAACATTGTATATGTTGCTTGATTATTAACTAATGTAATTGAGTTGTTTGCAACTTCCCAATAGTGCAAACCTCTATTACCCCATTCTTGAAACATTATATTTAAAGAACGTCTTGCACTTTTTAATTGATATCCAGAAACTCCTTCAATACCAATTCTTTCATAAGACTCTTCTACTATATCAGAAATAGAAAAACCTTTTTCAAAAATTGTAGTTCCAGAGGTAGTGTTAGCCATTTAGCCTCCTAGCCAGTATATCCGATAGTAACAGATCCTGTTCCAGTTACATCTGCATAGATAGTAGTTTGAAATCTAATTCCGTTTCCAGGTACATAAAGATCTAATCCTTCACTTCCAAAAGTAGATTCAAATACTATTCCTCCAGATGCAGATGCTGCATCATAAAGTTTTATATTTGTAACTCCTGTAGCTTGAATGTATGTAACTCTAGCAGGACCAATATTAGTAGATCCTCCTGAAGCAGTTTTTACCTGTCCGTCAGCTGTAAGTGTTGTAAATTTTTGGTCTGATGACATATTGTTTTCTCCTATTAAATTTAAGTGGGCCCGAAGGCCCACACTAATTATTTATTACGCTGCCCAAGCAAATGCGCCTTTAACTGCTAAAGGATCTTTAGCTGTATCAAGACCTACGTGCCATAAGCCAGCTTCTGTACAAGAAAAGTATACAATACTTCCAATTGTAAAAAAGTTTGTAGTTGCATTAGCTGCAGTGAAAACTAATGAACCTTCACCTACTGTTGATGTATCATAAGAAACATTATCAGCTGCTCTAGTTTCAATTAAACTACCAGTAACCCATGCATCAGTTGTTAATGCATCAAAAGTTAAAGTGCTTGTTCCACCAGTAGTGTCTACACGTTGAACGTAAGCTACTCTTGTTCCTGCTACAGCTGCAGGTAAAACCATTGAACAAGCTGCTGCGCCTGTAAAGTTTACCGTGCTAACTTGGTCTGCTGGTAAAGCAACTCCTGAACCTGCAGAAACTGCAGCGTGCTGCATTCCAACAAAATCAAATTTTACGTTTAGGTAGTTAGGTGTAATTACACCAGTTGTTGCGTTTTTTACTATAGACTGAAAACCGTTTTCCGATCTTACTGGTCCTGTAAATGTAGTATTTGCCATATTAATATCCTCCTAGATATTTTAAATGTAGTCCCTAGGGTTGTCGACTATACGCGTCTACATTTAACAATTATTATTATGTATAGTGTAATATCTATATAATATTTTTGAATAGAGTGCAAGAGATCCTACAGTGTGGAGTGGAATTTTTCCAACGATGTAGCTTTTGATTAAGTAGCTACTGAAACTTCAGGAGCAGAACCTTCAACACTGTTCTTTAAGTGAGCAATTCTAGCTTCTTCAAGCTTGATATCTGTAATGATTTTTTTGACTGTATCGTCAATTCTAACCATTTCAAGAGTATATCTATCGTTAGACAGATGCTCCTGTTCCCACTTCAACTCCAAGGACCTTTTTGCTTTGTATAGGTCTTGTATCATCTATAACTTCCTCATAAGTTATTCTGTATTTATCGGAAGCAAATACTTTTGCTCCAACATATTCCCATTTTATAACATTTTCTCCTAGTTTGTCAACTATGGCCTGTTCAAGGGAAATTGCATTATCTTCTGATAACACTTCAAATTTTGAATAATGATCGTAAGCGTTTATAGTAATTTTGAATTTTTTCATAAAGTTCTTTCTACTTTCATAGTAAGGCGGGATTGTGTCCCGCCTTAAAATTTTCTTATTTAATGATTATGCACCTGGTGATGCAAAAATACCTCTATAGTCAGATACACCAAATGAGTATCTTTCTCTAGCTTTGTATCTTACATTGCCAGTATCGAAGTCACCTTCCATTGCAGTTTTAATTGCTGCTCTGTCAAAGTACTTCATACCATTAGGTACATCAGTGATAATGTAGAATGCATCTGGATCAGTTAAGAAATTGTTCACTCTATAACCTTGAGGAACCATTCCCATTGATGCGATTGCATTGATATCATTATCAGCAGTACCAACTCTACCTTGAGTCTTCATAAGTCTCTCAGCAGTGAACTGAAGTTCAGAAGGAATAATCATCTTAACACCTCTTGCAGCAATTTTTAGACCTCTTTCGTCTGTCATTGCAGCAATGTCAATTAATGATTGCTCTAGTGAAGTTTCGTTCAAGTCGGAAGCCGTTGCTAATGTGTTTGATACAGTTCCACTTACAGTTGGGTGGTTAGTTGCAAATAATGCAGAACCATCACCTGAAGTGAATGTACCGAAACCATTAATCAATGGGTTTACCGCTTTAACTTGTTTAGTGTTCGCCATAGATCTAGCTAACGCTTTTGTATATCTACTAGCAAGTCTGTCATACAAGTTATCCTCAATAGCTTCTTCAGTAATTGCAAAAGCAAGAGCCACAGTTTCATGTGTGTATCTTGCAGTGAAAGTTTCTTGAGCATTGTCAAAAACAACTCCACTTCCTTCTGCTTTAGTCTGAGCTTGAGCAAAACCTGATAACATAACTTCTTCTTCAAACGCTCTGTCTGAAGATTCTGTAGCATATATTTCAGC